AGCCACCATGTGGTGCTATTCTAGCAGAGTTTGGATATCTTGTATGGTCTGACACAGTGGGACTACCTGACGTTTCCGAACTCGGATGAACATTGGTTCCCATTTTAGAACCACCACTTCCTGATTTCAGGTTAGCAGAAGGTGGTGTTAATTGACCTGGACCAATAGATCTTGTTGGACTGCTAAGTACAGTGGCTAGACCTACGGCTCCCGCAAAACCAAGTCCAATTTTTCTTGCATGAGGGATAGATTTTTGTCCTGCGGCAGTAATCTTATTGATAAAAGAGTTTGTACTAGAAACTAATCTAGAAGCAAACCCTTCAGCTTTTCTTTCTGTGCCTTTGAAAAAACCAGACATAGGACTCATACTAACAACATCATTGCTTAATGTTGCTGCTGCTTCGGTTCCGGTCATACGACCGCCTTTGCTATGAAATATTTCAGCTAATCTAGCCATACTAACACCATTAGCTTTGGTTCTCTCCATGGCTTTTCTTGACTCGATCATAAAATCTACAGCATTTGCAATGTCTATTCCCCTTACTTTCTTATAACGAACAGCACCAGAAGCTTCTTGAATGGCTACATTAACACCTTCTGTAAGGGCGGATTTGGCTACAGGTTTTGCTTCTTCAAGCACACTGCTAACGGCTTTGATTATTCCAGCCCTATCATTACTCTTGAAAGACTTAGTAATATCTTCAAATAAACCAATCATTCTGCGAGATTCGCCAGCTTTAATATGCTTACCAGATATAGGCGTTTGCTCCATCCATTCAAGTAGTCCGAGAGCATTCATTGCTTGTTTTGAATTTTCTCTTCCCATTCTAGAAAGAATAGCTGAGCGATGGCCCTGTAGTGCTGTAGAAAGTTTACCTAGTCTGCTTTGGGTAATGCCTAATTTTAGAGCGTCGTCTGCTGCCATTTTATTTCGCATAACTGCACTTAGAGTCAGACTTCCAGAAGGTGCTTTAGCTTTTAAAATCTGACTTCTAAGAGAATAAGACTCATATGCAGACTTATAGGCTGCGTCGTTTTGTAGAGTAGTTAGTTTCTTCTGCATGTCCGGAGATCCAAGCATTACAGAGACAATATCACCATCAAAGTCGCCAGCTAAACCAACCATAGGAGAAGACCTCAAAAGAGTCTCTGAGATTCCCCTAGCTTTAGCTACTTCTTTTATTGAAGCTGGACTAGACATAATACCTTTAAATTCATCCATTCCAATAGAACCAGGAGCAACAATAGCTCGACGCACTTGTTCGTTAAACATTGCGACAGCTTCTTCTCCTGGAATCAGTTTCATTGTGGTAGGCTGATTAGAATATGGGCCAATATAAGGATGTCTACCAAGAAGACCAGCGATGCCTTCTCCTGCCATAAACCTATCGCTCATGGCTTTAAGTTCATTGGTACTATAAATACCTAGATTCTCCATACTGGTAAACATTTTTTTCGCGTACTTTTTTGTAATACCAACTTCGCCAGGCAGAAGATCTATTCCCTTTCTTTCAAGCCAATCTTCAACCTTTGGTGTTTTAGCAACAGATGTTAGGAATACGCTTCCAGGGACTCTGTTTCGAAGCAGGCCGCCCTTTCCTGTAATCGTTCCAATTCTAGATTTAGCAACGTCTACCTGCAGAGCTTCAACTTGCTTCATCATGGCATCTTTGGATATGGCGCCAGAAGAGTACATCTCAGACATTTCTATTGTCTTGTTGTATGAGTTTGCTAGATCACTAGTAATGATTGATCCAGTAGCAGTTTGATATTCTGCTAGAGATTTTACGATATTATTACCAGGAACAAAAACTGAGCCCAAATCACCTAGCTGAACATTTCCTCCTGTGCGAAGCAGTTCTGGATTCTTAAGCACATCTCTAGCAGCATGAGCGCCCTTTATATCTTTTAAGGAAGAAAGGCTTTCTAGGGAACGAGTTAGTTCTTTCTGTTCAAGAAGTCTTTCAGGATACATTGCATTCATTCTATTTGATATGTCTTGTTGTAGTTCAGGACCTACTGCACCAAGATGAGGGGAATTAAGGAATTGGAAGGCGCGGGGTTCTATTGTTGCCATCTTCCCTGAGCCAGGACCTGCAACATCTTCAAAAAAGATCTGTCCAGCGCCAACGACGTTTCCTTGTTTAACAAATTCCATTTCTCCTGGCTTTAAACTAGCTAACAAACTAGCTGAATCCTTTCCAAAAGCTTCTGGAACAGCACCAAAGGTAAGTCCCATTTGTCTTGGAGTAAGATTAGAGGTTCTGGCTAAATCGATTAATCTGGATATTTTAGCAGGATGATCGCCTGCTGTAGCATCTTGAATGCTTTTTGCTACACCAAGAGGGTTGTTCAATAACTCCTCTACGGCCATTTGTTCAACTTTGCCAGAGTTCATATTCTGACGAGTAAAGTGCCATAGTGCTGTAAACATCTGATTATAGTGTAACACCCTGTTCTTTTTAAGTTCTGCGGTTGTAAGAATCATCTGAACCGCTTCGTTTTTAATACCAGGCTTTGTTACTCTACTAACGGTTTCGTTTATAACTGACTGTTCACTAGTGGCCCACATACCCTTGCCTATGCCAAACCCCTTAAAGAAAGAAGGGTTGGTGACGTTTTCGTGGCCAACTACACGTAAGAAATCGCCTTTGCTCTTGTCGTCCTTAAATCCCTCAACAAGCTTCATTGTAAAATTGGGTGGAGCTTTTACCGGAAGTCCCTCTGGGCTAAGTCCTAGGACCGTTCCTTCTGGAACACGAACATTCATTCTCATTTGAGAGCCTTTATAAGAGTCTAAGCCGAAAACATTGCCACCTTCTTCTACTTTAGCGTAGTCTCCAAGAGAAAGAACTTTGTCGCTAGCAATAGAAAACTGGCGCCATTTATTAACACTACGGGCAGCATAGCCTCGTTCAGAAACAAGATACTGTCCTTCTGCAGAAAGTCCTAAGTCTTGAAGACCCATGGCGCTTTCTTCAGACACATACATTGCTAAACCCATTGGAGCGTCAACCATTCGATTGGATTTCGCCCAAGAGAATAAATCATCTATAGTGCCAGATCCTTTTTTCATGAGAGTAGATGCAATCTTGGTTGGACTAGAATTAGCTCTTATTGCTTGGCCAGGTCTACGTCCCCAAGATGCTTCATCCGAGAAGAGAGAGAAGGCGTCTTTTCTTGTATCTCTTAGAGACACAACGCTTTTAGCAATCTGAGCAGGAGAAAATCCGGGATAGACAGGAAGAAAACCTTCTCCAGTTTCCTTTAGTTGTTTAAAGATGGTGGAGGCTGCTGTTCTGTCTAGGTGAAAACGTGAACTTGCTTTCTGAAACTCATTCCAAGAATACTTCTCCCCAAGTCCAAAGAATTCTGGAGTAACCTTAAGTCCGCCTTCTTCAAGAATGGAAGCTTGGTACAACTCGTTAAGTTTATTGTACTTGCTGTCGTACATGTGAAGTAGGCCAGAACGAGCTTTTATATATGCATCTCTACCTGGATGCATTCCTTCAGGAGTAGACATAATCCATTCTGGATCTTCCATCATTTTGTTAGTAAACTGCATTACATGAGAATTATAAGCTCTTCTAGACCTTACCTTTTCTCTTAAAAGAGTTGGAATTAATTCATCGTTAGCTCTTTTAACCATCCACTCTTGACTAGTGTATGTTGAAAGAACTTTTCCTTCTTCGACTATCCCATAGGTTCCTGCAATATATTTTGTTTGTCCTGTAGTCCCAGAGGTAATAAGGGAAGGATTTTTAGGATCTATACCAGGAATCTTAAGTGTAATGGCTTCGCTTTTATCTATACCTAGTTTTCCACCATAAAGTTTTACTCTAAGTTCCGTACCAGGCTTATCTGGTCTACCAAATTCAGTAATAGAAACAGTTCCCTGTCTTCCTGGTTCACTGATAGACTCCATTAAGTTCTGAAGTAATCCACTCATTTTAGGGGAAAAATCAGACATATATTTCTTTTCAATCTCGCGAGTGAATGACATTGAAACAGCACTAAAAGAAGTTGAAAGACCTCTAGCGCTTCTTGATTCCATTATATTAAATAGTTCGCTAAAGCGACCTGCTGCCTTTGCTGAATAAATAGAAGAATTTTTACCTATAACTCCAGTGAAACTTTCAATCACTTGAGCTTGATCAGTCGCAGTTAGAAGATGAGGAGATAGAGAGGCATAGAGATGGCCAGACGGATCCGAAGCTAAGACAGCTTGAGTTACAAGGTTCTTAAGGTCCTTTAGTGGGATACGCACGGTATGTCGTTTGCTTGCTATACCATCAAGCTGTGTGCGCTTAAAAACATCTGTACCCATATTTAGATTTACAGATTGACGAATAAGAGAAGACGAAAAAGAGGAGCGCGACGAAAGGTTGTCGCTAAAGGAGTTTACTAGATTTTCAGCATCACCACTTTTAATAAAACTATATCCACCGTATGCAACAGGAGCAGAGATAACAGCAGCTTTAAATAAGCTAGTTCCTGATTCGTCAGTTTTCTTTTCACTAGCCATTTCTCATTCCTCCGTGCAGGATTTTTCTAGCATCTTCGCGACGGTCTGCCTTAAATGAAATATCTAGATTATTTTTAACAGATGGACTGATAAAAATATTTGCATTTTTAACACCAGAGGCCGCCAATATCCTATCGATATTTGCTCTAATCTCAGATTCAGATTGCCCCTGTGCTTCTTGTAATTCTTCGGCAGCCGCTTCAATGGCCGGTCTTCTTGTTACAAGTCGCGCTTTATCTGGCCAGAGGTCGTAATCATACATGTTTTTAGCAGCATCCTGTACTACTTTAAGCTTTATATCTTCTAAGTCTACAGCGGGGTGCCAGCCTACCCAGTTTGGACCTGGAAGACCCTTACCTTTTAAACCTTCGATAAGAAGTTTTGTTCTCCTATACCAGTCGGGATAAGATTCACCAGGATGCCTTGTAGACAAAAACTCAGACCAAAGTTCTTTTGTTTTTGGCATACCTTCTGTATCTTTATCTTCATATAGTTGTCTTAGTGTTACGTCAACTTCAGCTGCTTCTTTCTCAGATAGAAGTCCTTTCTCTTGGGCTTTTCTTGCGTCGGAAGCGTCTTTGATTCTCCATCTGGCCATCATGAGAGCCTTCTCATTTTTTGGAATCATCTTTAAAATCTCTTTTCTTTCTGCCATATCGGCACCAACGAACTCTTCGAAGTAATCCCTTTCTCTTCTTGGTTGAGAACGATAGATTTTGGTAAAATCTTGAGTAAATGGATTTATTCCAAATAGAGTTTCTCTTCTCTGTTGCTCTGCAATGGCAACAGCTTCAGAGTCGTTAGCTTTTATTGCCTGTTCTTTTAGACGAGTGTTTTTAACATATTTCAATATATCGAAATACTCCTCTAGGCTTCTTCTTTCCTCGACTTCTTTTGGGGGAGTACTGGAGCCAAGAGAGCCACGAAGTACATTAAAGAATGGCTTAATGAAATCTCGAACAGGATGTTGCCAGAATGCACTATCTGTTCCAAAAACTTGAAACTTTTTATAATCTTCTACTGCGGTTCTCTTGTGAATCAGCTTAGCTCCGGGAGCCATAGGGGTTAAAAACTCAAACGGAGTTTCCGCATTGTGAGCAATAGTCTCCCAGTAAGATCCAAGTATTTTTGCAAAGAGTCCTTTTTTTGCTCCTTTATTTTTAATCTCTTCGTTTTCTCTCGCTAAGATAGCTTCCATTGGCGTGGTGTCTCTGTCTCTATATAAATAAGGAGAGAAGTTTTTACGCTTCTTCTTTTCTTTGTTCATTGCGAGAATGTCTTTGAGACGAGCTTGATCTTCCTTGCTTAAGCGACCACTAGTACTCATTCCCCTGACTTGATGTAGGGTTTCCTTGAATCGATCTGAATATGGTGCAACATCAGCCAAGATAGAAAGTCTTTCTATGGCAGGATAATCTTCTGGAGCTACATCTTTTAACCATGGATGTAGAGCTGCGTAGCCAACGCCAGGAAGCCTTTCTTCTCCCTTGGCGACCTTGGTATAGGGATCTCCATGCAAGAAGTCTGGGGACCTCTCAGAGGGTCCTGGTAACCAATCAGGCATTGTATTCCTAAGAGGATTATATTGCTCTATTTGTCTTCTTCTATGCGGATATAAACGACGTAGCATTTCTGTCGTCATAAGACCGCCGCCGATCTCCTTGTCCCAATATTCTCTTTCTGCTCCATACATTCTACGAGCAGATTCTAGTTGAGATTCTTCGTCAAAAAGATCGGATGTTCCAGTAATAGCTTCTTTGACAGAGGTAGCTGTAAAACCTGGAAGACCAACCATTTCTGTCATTCTGTAGACGCTTTCACCGCTTGTCCCTTTAACCCCATAAGGACTGATAGGAACGCCCGCTTCTAACTCTCCACCAAGTTCTTTGGGAAAGGGCTGGTATCCAAACTTAGGAGGCATACTAAGGACTGCGCCACCAACTTCTCCTTCCGGTATAGGACCTCCTTTACCGTAAAGAGTACCTCCTCCTTTATTTCCACTTTGCCATTCAGATGTATGCATATAAACAGCTGGTTTAAACAACTTGCCTACCGTTGCTGCCAAGACAGGACCAACAAAAGGAACATCTTCAAACGCTGCTCCTGTTAATGGATATGGCCTGTCATAGTAGTGTTTTCTTTCTAGATCATAAGTAAAATTTTCGATAAACCATCTGCGCATTGGAGATGGGGCGTCTTCGCCGTAGATAGATTTTTCTTTAGCGTTAGCGATTAGAGATGGCAACCAGTGTTGTTCATATCTGTCTATTCTTCCACCCTCATATGGTGACCTACCGAACTCCCACCATCTGCCTTTTCTAACAGGAACTAATTGTTGTCCAGAGTAGAGTTTTTCTAGTTCATTGGGTCGTTTCTCTGGAACAAGGGCACCAGGAAGGAAAGGGAGAATTAGGGCGGCGCCAATGGTTGCTCCAACAAGAGACGGTATCTTTGCAGGAGACATTTCCCCAAAGACTCTCATTGCCTTGTTTAAAGCACCCTTTCCCTTTTGGATAGAAGCTATCTTTGCAGCAAATCTACCAGTTCTACTCTTCATTTTATTGGCAGTTTCTCTTTCTAACATCTCAATAGTGTTTTTCTCAAGAGGCGCTAAGATTTCTTCGGAAACAGCAGTTCCATAAAGAGCTTTTTTAAAGAAGGAAGATTCTGCGCTTATGTGAGCAGAGGCTTGAGAAAGAGATAGGCCCGCCTGTGCCTGAAGCATTGTTTGTTTGCCAAGGCGTCTTCCGTATCCGTAGAAGAGTCCTCCAACTGCTCCAATGGTTGGAAAAGCAATCAAAGAACCTAGGTTTGTGCTACCTGGAGCGCTATCTTCCTGCCATTCTCTAAGGGCATGACCTCCTGTTATCTCAGCAATTGTTGAAACTCCCTTTTGAACCATAGTGGCAGCATGACCAATGCCAGCTGTGATACCTTCTGAAAAGATTGTTCCGTCTAATAGCGTAGAGTTGCGTGCAGCATGATCTAGCTCTTGGTAAGCCGTATACATAAGAGGAGCAGCAATACCAAGTTTGGCTGTTAATTTTCCAAAAGTTTTGAGACCGCTGGAGGGGTCTACGTCAAACCGGAGACTTCTTACAAGAGGAATCTTTGGAAGAATATCCTTAAGGATAGGCATTTCAAATGGTGCGCGAGCTAACTGATTAAATCTTTCTATAAGAGAAGTTCCGTATCCACTAACAAATCTATAAGCAGACTGAAGTCTATTTTTACCCCCAGCAAAAATAAACATTTCACTTTCTTTTCCAGCAGCTCCAAGGAAAGGAATCTTTTGTTTAAAACTTCCTTTGGGAATTGGTCCGCCAGCGAGAGATCGTCCGTAAGCTTCTGCAAATTTAGGATCTGCTCCTGTGATATTTCTAATCACAGAAGCTCTTTCTAAAAGAACATCTCCACCTACTTTACCAACTCTTAGTTGTCCTGCCTCGTAGCGAAAGCCTTTCTCTAGTATTTCTGTGATCGAGCCATCCCGGATTTGTTTTGCTGATTTCTTGAATCAAGCCAGGAGAAAAATATCTGGTGACACGAGATGCGCTTTCTAATGGAGAAAGCATACTGCTAACCTGGAATGTACGAAGTATTCTAGCTGGAGAATATTCTTCTATTCCACGAGCAGCTAATGCTAAATAATCAAAGCCTCTTTTTCCGTTAGAAAACTCTAAGCTTCCAAGCATGCCAGTTGCGGCAATACCTGCACCGAACCCCATATAGGCTGGAATTTGAGAAGAGACAGGATGGGCTAATGGCTGATCACCATAAGTCCACTGATCGGATCCTTGATAGCGTGCTGGAATAAAAGCCATTAATGATCACTGTTTCCCCTTTTGACTATCTAGATACTCAAGCACATCAGCGTAAATAACTTGTGCGTCTGATACCATTTGAGCACGAATTATATGAGAATCAACAAGATCATGGCCCCTTAACCCTTTTTCGGCCTCTTTCCTTTCTTTTTCTAGATCTCTTGCCTTAAGTCTTTTGTTAGGGTTAGCTATGATTGGAGAAACAACGTCTTCTATTTTTTGGCTACTTAAACTTCCCTGAGGATTTTTGGGATCTGTGTTATGAATAGCCCAAAGATCGTTTGCATCAATATTTCTTTTCTTTGGCTTTTCTTCTTTAATGTCTTTTGTTATTAGTTCAAAAGGACCTTGGATGATATTCATAGCTATAAGCTTTTTCTCTGCCTGAGCAACCAGAAGTAAAAATGCCTTATAGTTTAATTTATAAATATCCTCTACTCGGTAGGATGGAAAAGCAATTGTAATCCACTCTCCCATATCGTAGATAGAGGCAAAACGCGGATCTCGAATCGCATATCTTGCATAATCCAAGTCGTTAGTAAAGCCTTCGGCTGAACCGGGACCTGAATTTGCAATAATATTAAACACTACTGTTGCAACAGTACCAGCAAGAAGCTGATCCATATTGCGAACTAGATTATCGTCTAGTACACATTTTCTAAAGATTTCATCTTCTATTACTGCAATTGGAACTATACTATTTTCGTACTGTTGAGAATACGAAATAAAATCTTCTAGACTGAGAAGTTTCCAGGGAACGATAGTCTCATCGTCAAAAACAGTTACAAAGACTTCTCCGTAGAGTTTTCTCGTCTGAACTAGACGATGGTGCATTAGAACCTACAGTTTGCCAACAAGCATTGCAGCACCTTGTGGGGTGTAGAAATTAGAGTTCTGCATAATTTGCTCGTGTAGGGTAGAGAGGGTGCCTGCCTTAGAGTCATCCCAGCTAACTTCCAAAGAACGCCAAAGAAGACATTTTGCAACCATAGATTCTTCTATCTTCATAGGGTTAAGTTGGACATTGTTTTTCTGAGCTTCTTCGAGTTCTGTCTGTAGAACGATCCATTCTTTTCTAGAGATAGCGCGCCAAACATAAACCTCATCGTTAGAAAAACCAGAAACAAAAACATCTCCGTATTTTGCTTTCCACTGTTCTACTTGTTGATCAGATGGACGTGATGCAACCTTCTTATAAACATCAACAATGGTTTCTTCTTTCTGTTCTTCTTGTTCGACATCTTTAGTTTCGGTCGTTTCGTTTACCTGTGTCATTAAAAACTCCTATACTACGGTTCTAGCAATAAAGTCATAAACTTCTTGTACCGCTTCTCCCCCTACTCTAATTGTTTTCATTTGTCCAGTCAACCTAACATCTAATATTTTTTGAACTGTATGGTTTGCTTTAGGCTCTTCGTAATTTCCAAAAACTACAAAAATATCAAAACCATCAAAGGCAGGATCAACTGGATTGCGAATCTGCTTAGTAAGCTTTTGGTTTGTATTGCTTTTCGCCCAGATCTGATCTTCAAACTCTTCAACTATGTTTTCAAAGACCCTGTCTCTCGGGTTTTTAACTCCAAATGTAGCATATCCAGCTAAATCGTTATAGAACTTGTAGCGATCTCCTCTTGTGCCTCCCCCGTTAACCACTCTCTCAATGCTTTCTCTGTTGATTCGTGTTCCATTGGAACCCCATACAGGTCTACGATCTACTGGTCCACGAAGAGGATCTATTCCAAGAGCCTTATCTTGTTTACTAAAGCTTTCTTTTGATGTATCAAAAGATGCTGCAGTAGAAATATTTTTAAATCTTCTTAGAACAGCCCAAAGATATCCCGCTTCTTTGTAGTTGATAGACATTTGGCCGCTAACCATTGACTGCCCAGAAGATACATCGTCCCAATACTGAGAAGCGTATCCAAAGATGGGGGTCTTCTGATGATGAATGGAATACTGTAGTCCAGTAATTTCGTCTATCCAAACGTCACCAATATATAAGAACATTTGACTGCCGCTAAAATACTCTAAGTCGTAAACTTCGGGAGATTGTGTAAATTGAGATGTCAATGTTTATCTCTCCTAAATAAAAGGATTGCGGCGTCTTGTAAACCTACCAAACGAACTATCGTTTTTGTATTTTTGATAATCTTCTTCAAAAATAAGACTGCTTGCAGATTTTGCAATGCCTTTCTGCAGTTGATTACTGACTGAATCTATTTGTCTCTTCCCAACTCTTCTCATTGGGTCAAAATCTCTAGCTACGAAGTTTACAGTATTTTCTGTAATTAAATCCTCAATAGACATTGTTTGACCCTCAGATACAAACTCGACTCCGTATATATCCATTCTGGAAATAGCCCCATATTCATTAGCAAAAGAAATAAGAATATCTACTGGGGGTAGTTGGTCCATAACAGCAGAAGTGACACTTGATGCTTCAAAATCTGTAGGATGAGCCTCTAAGAATTCATACAAAACGTGTTTGTCGAAAACAGTGAAAATAAGGGAACCAGCGATTTCTCTCGGACCTCTTGTGAATCCAGCTGGATAAACTGTTCCACATCTACGAACCGCTCTCTTATCACGAAAAGTAGAAATAGATAGAGTTTGCACTTCGGCGAGTGTTTTTGTGATTGTAGATGGTCTTGCCTTAGCAATGTCAGCAGCATCCTTTGATGCTATTTGAAGATTTTGAGAGCTTTCAAAAGTATCTTTCATTAGTCTATTTTTGCGTTGAAGTAGTCGAAGATATGTATCGCTACCTGGAAGCTGATCGGCAAGCCTGGTATTGATTTTGCTCAGATTTCTTCTATTTCGTTCTAGCTGACTTGTATACATTGTTACTATTTCTTGAGGATCTATTCTTGTCCCAATATCGTTAACATTTCCTCTGTTGATTTTGATTAACACCTGTATATCACAACCTGCATACGTTGTGTTATTTAGATATACCGATCCCGCAAGCTTTGGCTTTTTAGGATCGCCAGCTAAGGTAGTTGGATTAGTGTGGTCGTGGTCTAAGCCCATAGTTATCACCTATAAGTAGCTTATGTTGAAGAAAAAACATGTCAACAATAGGTAAAAAAATAGCCATCAAAAGATGGCTATTTTAAAGAAGAAGATAAGAAGAGAAATTAAGCTCCCGAAGAAACTCCACCCTGGCTTATGATCTTTTTAGTGTTTGCACTTGGAACATGCGTCCATCCGATAATCTGACGAGCCACATAAGTATGCTGTTGTTCAGTTACGATGTCGTCAATGGAGACTCCAGAACCTTCGTTAAGAAGTTCAACACCAAAGATTCTCATAACAGCAAGAGCACCGTACTCGTTAGCAGCAGCTAGGGTAATATCGAACGGAGGAATCTGATCGGCATACCATGCTGTTGCTAGTTCTTGATCTCCTCCAACAGTAGCAATTGGAGACTCTGCGTTTTGAACCTGAGTAGCTGGAGTAACTCCGCTTGTACTTGTTAGGTTCGAAGAGCTTAGATCGTTTGGGTCTTTAAACGCTGGTCTGATATCGTCTTTGTCTGATTGGAACTTAAGTCCACCATCAGCAGCCATACCACCTAGAATACCAAGAATGGCAGAACGGTCAAAGACAATAAAGATAAGTGTTCCGGCAATACCACGTTTACCTCTAGAGAAAGAGCGGGCATCGGCTGAACCCATCGTAAAGATAGGGGCTTTTTCTCTAGTGATACTGTAGCTAATAGCCTGAAGAGACCCAACGGGTTTGTTTCCAAACACCGCCTTAATGTCCACTCCAGAAAAACTATTATAACTTGCCAAATATTGACTAACTTGTGAGGCCATTTAAATCACTCCTTATGATGCAGCAAGGGCTACATATACGCTAATTTGACGCAATTCGAAAGCAGGCACACAAACCAACTCAATATTTGCCTTTCCTTGAACTTGCATTGTTGGAGTTGAGATTACAACGAAATCGTAACGTTGCAAGTATTCTCCCTTCTGTGCCTTCAAAAGTGACTGATCTACGTTTGTCTCTAGGGCAGCCAATCTAGGTCCGGTGATAGCTTCGCCAAGAAATGGTTCTCCAGCAGCACGAATTCCATCAATAACAGCCTTGACGATACGAACAGTAGACAGTCTCTTGTAGTCGCTATCTGGACGAGCAGCCGTAGGAGCATCAGCAACTACGATTCCCTTATTTGGTTTGCTATGGAACATAACGTAACCATAGCCAGCTAGAGTATCAACCTTAGAGGTTGCAATCCTAAAAGGTAGTCGAATTCCTGGCTGAACCTTGTTTGTTGGAGCCGAATTCTCTGCTAGAGAAGAAACCAGACCAACATAAGGAGCCACACCAGCTGATACATAAGGTAGGGCAGAGGCCGAGTTGGACATAACAACCTGGCCAGCAACCAGGCTGAGATACTTACCGATATCGATAAGGTGATCATTTCTGTCCTTTAGCTGGTTGCCACCTGGGTAACCTGAGTCGGTAGCAATAAAGCCACCAAACTTTAGTCCATCTACTGAATTGATTGCATGACCTGGCAATCCTGTTCCAGCATTTGCCTTACGACCTGCAACCCACTTGAGACCAAGAAGACCCGTACCATTAGTGCTAATAACCTCGTTACCTGCGGAATCCTCAGAGCTAACTGGCTCCTTTCCAATCCAAGCATTAACGTCTTTACCACTCCAGGAAACTGGAGGCTTAACACCGACAGCACCATGCATCATGTCGTGGTTCTCAGACTGACGATAACAGAAATCAGCCAACTGATAAGCAAAGTTTGCTTCATTAAAGTCAGATGATTCAAGAGCTACGCCATTGGCATCAGTGGTGGCAGAGGCAGATCCAACGCTTGGATAAATCTCAGCAATACCATCACGATCAAGATCCCACCAGAAATACCATTCGCCCTGATACTCTTGAGCGAAAACCTCTCCAAGGGCGTCATAGAAGGTACCTGGAGTTGGATAAGTAGAGGATGATGCCCATGGAGCAGAAGTATTCAATGCGGAAACTTCAGCTGTGGTCATATCTCTAACGTTGCTATCATCAGCGTAGACATTACGAGGAAGAACCAAGTCGATGTCCTCGTTTTCGATCTCTAGATATCCCTTATAAAGGGCTTCGTAAAGCTCCATTCTACTTAGAAGAACACCATCGTCACCAGCAGTATAACTAGCTCCACTTACACCGTCAGAAAGAGCCAGTGTAATAGGAACAGCTAAGCTTCCAATATCTCCTGGGTTACCAACGGCGGTACCAGAGACAGATACTTCGTTTTCGTCGATAGCAGCTGATGGGTAGACTGGGTTATTGTCGTAAACCAAGAAATCATCGGATGTTCTCCAGACTCTTAGACGACCTGTTGAATCTTCCCAGAAGATTTTGTAATCGCTACCCGCACCAGCATCCTTGCTAACGGTTTCAATAGTGATTCCGCCACCAACATCTGCTAGGGTTGCTGCAACTGCGCCAATTCTTAGAAGTCTAATGTTAGTTGCTCCACCTGATAAAACCTCAAAAAGACCTCTAACAAGAGTTCCGTCAGTGCGTCCAAATTCGTTAACAGCAGTAGATACGCTATCTACTGAGTAGAATCGGTTTGTGCCACGAGATGCAGTTCCCATAACGAGAACGACTGGAGCGCTACTAACAGGTGAAACGTTCAAGTTCCCGTCAATTAAATGACCAAACTGCCCTGGCAAGTTTTCATAGGACATATGTATGCCTCCTAGCTTAAATTCTGACCGATACCTAGTCTTACACAGATTTGCTCAAGTTCTTTTGTGCTGATTACCTTTAGTCTCTCTGTCTTGATGTAGTAGTCTATTGGTCTTCCGAAATATTTCTGATTATTCACGTTTATAATTTGAGATGGCCCGCGACCTTCATATAAAATTCTGTTAATTCCGCTGTATCTAAAAAACCATCCATATTCTTCCATCGCGTTCTCTACCCAAATTGCTCGTTCGTTTGCTTGTTTATTTGTTCTTGCCCAGCAAGTAACACGCACTATATTGTCATACCAGTAACCTATAACAGCTAATTCGTAACCAGGATGATTTGGATCATTGTGAATTGTCTCTCTTAAAACACCCTGTCTTGACTTTATCTTCTGTTCAAAGGGAGCACCTGTTCCAAACGCACCGGGTTCTCTTTTCTCAAGAGAAATTGTAATTGTTTCAAACTCAGCACCAATATCTGGTAGTTCATAGGTTATTATCGGCTTTGCGTCTTCTGTATCTTCTGACCTAACAACAAAATCATCTAATGCTGTTTTTATAAGTTCCATCGCTTCATTAATATTTTTTGCGGGAAAAGGTGTAACAGAAGGAGTATTTAACGCCCTTTGTACTGCCAACCCTAACTCGTTCTCTAGAATTACTTTTACTAGTGTTTTTTCTTGCAATAGAGTCTGGTCTTCAACTAAACTAAAAACATCGGTTGTCATTATGCCTCCGAGTAGCTAGGAGAGTTTAGCCATTTAACGCTCTCTTGTCTTGTAAACAGTTTAAAGTATTCTAGTTTTCCATTATCTGATCTGTAGTCCCAAGATTTTTCTATTCTATAAATTCCAGTTCTTTTGTTTGGTACGATAGCAGAACCTGAGGTATCTAGAGAAAGAGTGGCTATTTTATCTGCTTCAGTTATTGCTGTCGAATACCAAACATAGAATATCACAACTGGAATGTTTATCAAGCCAGGCTCCTTGGCAAAGTTAAGTAGAGCGTTGTCGGTATCCGAATTTCCAAGCACTCTGTATATTTTTAATGCCGTTTCATCCCATAGATAACCCTCTCCAAAGCAGATAGGGCAGAAGCGATCTTTCTCTGGTTCGCTATAGAAATTGTCTACGCAACTGCATTTTGTTTTCTGTCCATTTCCGTCAAGACGCATTTTACGCAAAAGAGCTGGCTGAGACTTTGCAATCTCAGGATAATGCCCATCCATAGTGCGCTCGAACTCAACTCTCATGTTTGGTTCTGTTTGACTAGTGCCGTACACAGAAGAGAGAGAGCTAGAGGAATAGAAATCGTTTTTACCCATTACCTGTCCCACCAACCCTTTCTATACCTTCTATATCCAGTTAGTCGTATACGAGCATTAGCCGCTGGAACCGGATGTCCATCTCTTAGCCAATCTCTACCAACAGCAGGTCTATCTGGATCGAGTTCGCCTTTCACAACCATAGATGGCGTTTGAACTTGGCGACCTCCAGCAAGGAGAGCGCCCTCCCACTTTAGTAGACACTCCTCTGCCTTCTCCATTGGCTTGTCATAGCCTCTGTTGCCAGACGTGTCGTAGGATACCTCTAGATCTCCAAGTCGCTTAGACTTCAATCTACCGCCTCCAGCGGCAGCATTCATTAGGAGTATTAGTGCTGCTCGGCAGCAGACCCACTGACTTCTTACAAACTGATAGTATTCATCGGTAGAATTCATCTTATTCCAGGTAAGAGAGTCTGCTTCCTTGGAGGCTAGGTGAATGGCGATATTGATAGTATCGTTTTTTAGGTCTGCAATATAAGCGCCGATCATAACTCTAATACGACGAAGAGTACAATAGTAGGGATAGTATTCGGTCGTAAACCAGAACTCGTAATCTTCAGATAGAGAGTTTCCGTCTGTATCTAAGATACCTGTACCAAGAGTTACGGTAACTAGATTGTTTCTAAAGAGCATGTCTTGAGGAACAGTAATAGTTAGTTCTGGACCGTCTACGGCTGTAGTAACTTCGATAAGACCAGAAGCGGTTACAGATGTTTCTCCCGTAACTGACTCTGCAAAGACAGTAAGATTTAGGCCGTTTAGAACTGTAGATTCATTAATGTCATTATTGAAGTTTACAACAATATCATAAGCGCCACTTTCTGGAAGAGTTTGATGAGACGCTTCATTAGCTGGAACAGTACTACTTACCTCAAGAGCAGTGGAAGCAGAAGAAGAGGTGACAGGGTCGCCAGTGATAGAGGTACTAACCGTTGTAGGAATTTCTACAATTGCACCACTGCCAGTCTTAAACGTCCAATACATATTACCGGATAAACCGGTTCTCTCTTTAACCAAAAAAGTAAAGGTGTCTCCGATTTCATATGTACCATCATCAAACTTAGCTAAAATACCTGAACCTAAAGAGACTCCAGACTTCTTAGTTCTATAGGGACCATAAGTGGTAAAAGGATCTGAGTTTTTATAAAACGTAAACTTAGAGATTCCTGCCGCGCCAGCAGTGGTAATCTCCAGGTTATAAGTATCAGTAAAGGTGCCAGAATAAACGCCTTCTAAGGTAATATCACCATTGCCAGTATTAAGACCTGAGGCTGAATCGTAGATTGTTCTTTCGGAAATACCCGAGATGAAATCGTCAGTTAGATCATCGTCACCAGACAAGAAGACACTGTACTCTGTGTTTTCACGAAGTCTTTCAGATGGAGTAAAGATAGCTTTTGTTCTATATAGTAATCCTGATCCAGCCGTATCCTTAGTTTCTACCTCTAAGTTATCGTCAACTAAGTCTATCCTTTTAAAACTTATCTCTCCCTGAACAATCCCCTTAAATGCAGGAGAGTTAAGAATAGAACTTTCTTCTCCAGAGCTTTCTGCTCCAAAAAGATTTTGAAGATCTGGACCTATAAAAGTATCGTAATCTCTTCCGGTAACAAAAAAGGCTCCTCCTGAAGAGAGAATACCTTCATCCATTGCTCTATCGAAGAGGACAGAAATAGTTGCAGCTGTAGGAACACCCAAGCCTGAAACGGCTGGGTAAATAGAGGTTACAATGTCGGTGATACTAGTCAAAAGAAAATCACCACCAAAGGTTAGTTAGATTAGCGAGCTGCTATCTCAGCTACCTTACCAAAACTAATCTCAATCGTTTCCTCGTCAGATTCTACCACATCAAACACAGAAGCCAAGCGATCCGCATTATCAAGGACAGCTTTTTCGTGCTTGGTTAGTTTGACTTTAGTTTTTCTTAGTTTGTCTGCAATCTTCTCTTCTGCAGAAACTATTCTGGATTCGATGTGTTTAACTATATTTGTTCTGTTTTTGGTTTCTTGTTCCTTCTTGAGCATTTTACGTAAGAAGCGAGTATCTTTTTCTTTTTTAATAGATGTTCTTACCGCAGCTATAGATCCTGTAAGGATAAATTCAATTTTCTCGTCTTCTTTCTTATCTTTCTCTGCCTTTTCTTTTAGATATAAAGCAGCGGCAGTCTCCTTCTCTACCTTCACAACCTCTTCTTTTGTTTTAGCTTTCTGGACATTAAGAGAATTCCAGTGTTTGTACAGATCCTCAAAAGAAACATCGCTACTGATTTCACCTCTGTGAACCGAATCCAGTACCTTTTTCTGGCCACCCTCGTCTAGTTGATCGAAATCTACCTCAACTGGACCTGTGTTTACAAAGTTCAGGTTAACGATAATGTTATCACGTTCGCCTAGCATCCAGATAGATGGGCCGTCTTCCGTGAGTGTAATCCAAATTTTCATTCAAACTCCTTTCTGTAATAATAAAAAACCCCACCACACATTTTAGTGCAGCGGGGTCTTTTAAGTCAAGAAGGAATCAACCTATAGAGCTAGAGGGGTTGACTCATCGATATTCTGCCATCCAGAGGATACCGATACAGTAGCCTGAGCTGGTAGCACGATCTCGTTTGGAATAACCTTGACGTTCTTCAGAACAACAGCTGCCTGTCCCTCATCGAACATCTGTAGAGCATAACGTTCACGAAGCTTGATCTTCATGATGTCTCTAGCAGGATCATTCCATTCCTCTGTGGTGATTGGCTCATCGATAACTAGAGCACCTAGATGACCACTCTGGAACATATAGATGTCAGTTAGCTTGCGAGCTGCATCAAAAGGAACGAATGGGCTAACAATGATCTTAAAAGGAACATTGAAGTAGCTTGGTAGCTGTGGAGCAGAACTCAAGGTCTGAGGATACTCAAGTAGAGTACTAGGAGTTAGACCATGAGGAGCTGTGTTACCAGTAGAGGTCTGTCCAGGAACAATGTTCTGACCAGAAGCAGCACCGACGCCACCCTGTCCAGCGGCAGACCATGGACGAGTTCCAGCAGGATTACCAGAATAACCAGCGAAGAAGTTGCCGCCGCCATTCTGTTGAACGAATGAGCGAAGAACTGGATCCTTGACCCACATCAACCATGAAAGTGGATGCATCAAAATAGTATCAGCCAAATAACCCTGAGCCATCAAATGAGCATAAGCGTCAAAGATGTCATCCATGATTACTGAACCATTAGGTGCGCCGTACATATCGCGACCGTGAGTTACACCATTAACCGAACGAGTTGGGTTAAGGTTGTCGAAGACTGGTGTACCCAAGCTACGAATCATATCAAAGCATTTAACTTCTTTGTGGCGAGCTAGAGCATAGCCTGCCTGACGAAGAAGCATTGAGATAATGTCGAACTGACTGAAGCGAATCATCTCATCGGTAACTTTCAGTGCTAGACCTACTTTACCGATTGTTGCAGTCATCGTTCCACCAGCGATAGATGGACCGGTTTCTGGGTATTCCTGACCTTCGGCAATGTCAGCGGCAGTTAGCGCTCCCATAGCAGGAAAAGTCAGGGTAGTACCATAGCTATACTTAATAGGCGTAAGCAAATTAGTAGCTACCAACAGTGGCTCCACAGCTTCTCTTACGATATTCTCGATAACTCTTGGGAAGAATACCGGGGCTGAGGTTGTTGCAAGAACATCCCTTAGCTCGATTGGCTCATGAAGTCCCGGAATAGCACCTGCGTTATCCCAAAGATAACGAAGCTCTTGGACTGTCATGTCTTTTAGATTAAAATCCATTATAAAAATCCTCCTTAAGATTATCGAGAGATCAGGTTAATGATCGCAACTAGATCTGCAGCTCCAGCAAAATGTAGATTAGCTGGGTAGCCACCGGTAGCAGAACCAGGCATCTGATCCAACTGACCACGGTTTAAGCTAGCAGAGCCAGCAACACCGTTAGCCATGGTACCAGAAGCATCAGTTAGCAACGCTGGATTCCAAGCGGTTCTAACTCTATCAAGAGCATCGCGGGGATGAGTCTCGAAACCTAGAACCTGACCAAGAATAGCGTAACCATCAGTTGCAGGATCGGCCTTAACAAAGTTTGAACCTGCTCCTGCCTTTACAAAGTCACCAGGGACAATAACAGAAGAACCTGCCAATAGAGAGGCGAATTCAGAAGTTACTGTTGGAGCTGTGCCGTAACGGTAGTAAGTAAGACTTACTGTGCCAGCAGCGCCACTTAGTGAAGTTGGAAGAGTTGTTCCATCTGCAGAGTAGATGAAAACTACACCAGCATCGTAGTCAACAAAGAAGTCGCCAGCCTGACTAACGCCAGAAATAGAAGACTTCTCGCTAACTAGGATATCAGAAACATCGTCAGCAGTATTGTCGCTAGCTAGAGCTAGAGTTGTTCTGCTTGTATTCTTTGCTAGGTGAGTCTCGTCTAGAACAAAAGCTACAACTGGATATGTTGTAAGAACAGGAATGTAGCCCGTAGTAGAGTCATAACGACCTGTAGCTTCTCCAACAATACGTGCTCTTGTAACAACAACTCCATCTCCTAGTGTTGGATTAGAGTCAGTTACGGTAGCATCGATCGTCTCTGAGGCTTCTTGCCCTGGGACAAGAGGTAGACGAAGGACATAGTCGCACAAGAACGCAACTTGGTGTTGCATAATAAAATTGTGCTTATCTAGCTGAGTTGGGTTCCAACCGTCGCCACCTGCCCACTGTAGATAAGGCATTGGACAAACACCAACTGGATACTTAGCGGTAGCATCGTTAAAGGCTAGACCCTGAATACCCATAAAGCCTGAAGTAACAGAGACACCAGCGTTAGCTGCTGTGAAGCCAGCACCACGAGTACCTGTTAGATTGGCCAGAACAACAGTTTTTGCAGTAGTTACCGGATTGCCTGTAGCAACGTCGATAACACCAGCATCAACATCATTCTGAGTGTAGACAACTGATGCACTTGTTAGACCATACTCAGCTGGCATCAGGTATCCTAGGGGATCCATTGAGACAGCCTTACCTGGCATAACAACTACCCAGTTCTCATAGTGCTTGTCATAAAACTTGACTGGAAGCCATGCAGCTGGATGTGTCTCGATGTGTGGACGAATACCCTCTGAGTGTTCCACAACGGGAACAATTCTACCTTGGTGGTCCCAAACCTTGTGATTTCCAGAATACTGGCCAATTGTGTTAAAAGACATCAATAATCCTCCTATTGACTATTGTTGACTGGCAGAAGCATTTAGTCTATCTGTCCAGTCTTTCAAGAAATTATCTGCAACCTTTTCGCCATGTAGTTTCTTTATTTCCCAGTAAGCAATTTTTAGTTCACTTGGAATTTTTGTGGTATCTGTATCTTTAATTACTGGTTCTACTGCGAGCGTTGGGTCCTCTACGGTGCCTTCAGGCTTTCTCGTCATACCAGAAGTAAGCATATCAGCAATCTTCTCTATGTCAACGGAAGCACTAAGGGTTGTGATGGTGTCTGTTAGTTTTTGAACATCAAACGTTCCAAAATCTGTATCTTTCAGCTCTGTTTTTTGCTCAGTTGAAGAAATCTTAAAAAGATCTGAAATATGTGCAATCTTAGCGTTTTTGGCTTCTTCTAGAGCGTCAGCAAGAGACATTTCCAAATTGGAAATATCTTCGGTAAGATATCTTACTTCTTTTTCTAGCCTGTTTACTTTGTCTAAAAGCTTGGCTGTCTCATCATCGCTTATAGTGTTGTTTTCAACCTCGGTAACAGGATCACTAACAACATCTTCTACTTCTGATTTTTCTACTCCAAACCTTTCGGATAGAAGAGTGTACAATCTGTCAACAAGAATTGTAAGTGTTGCTTCGTCAATCACAGGAGTTGCCACTAACTCCTCTGAAGAGTCAGCAACTTGAGTCACTTCTGTTGTTTCTGTCTCTGTGGCTACCTCTTGTGTAGACACTTCCTCTTTTGGGAGCGTTGCGTCAAAAAGAGAATATAGAGTTTCTTCTGACAGATCCTTGTTCTCGTCTACAATCTTCTTAATTAGATTTGGATCAAGTGTTGCGTCTTGAAACTTTTCTTTTAGAAGACTCATAGCCTTTTTAAAAGTCATTGCATTTTCCTCCATAGTTAAATCAACTGCATCAGTTATAAAACTAATGCTAAAGCTGTCTTCTGTTGTAATTGCTGAATCGTTTAAGATACCGAGAATGGCAGAATGGGTGTCGGCAGGTGCGTTAACTACTGACCATTCATTATAGTCAAGATCGCCAGCAACCATAACACAAGTAGTGCCATCATAAACCTTTCCTGGTGTATGCTTGCACTTACCATCTTTAGCCCAATCTTTTTTACAAACTGAACACATAATTGCGTCAGTAGAGGCACCTACAGATCCAGTAAGATATCTCTTGTCTAGGATTTTAAGAATTGCCTCAGAATCGGTAATCTCGGCCACTAGTTCAATGTATCCAAGCCCTTCGTAAGATGGATCGTCAACAAATCTTGTGTCTAAAATATTTTTAGCCACATAACTTACCTGATCTAAAAAAGACATTTCTCCAGCAATAAACTTATCGAAGATATCGTTGTCTTTGAAAGAGTCAGAGATAGTTGCAACACCTGAGCTAATATCTACATACCTAGAAGAGACAACTCTTCCGATTGGATCAGCTTTGTCATTGTGGTGAATTTGAATTGGTTTTGCATACTGAGCAGTAAAAGATGGGGCGCCAGCTTTCATCTTCGAAGGAAGATAGAATCCCTTGTTTCTTGTAACCTTACCGGCGTGAGTAGCTGCAATAACAACCTTGAGAGGGGTTACTGTTTCGCCATCTTTAATCTGCTGACTATAGCTATCTTTTAGTTGAGTACTTACCTGCTCAACCGGTTTAAGGATGAATGTATTTTTAATAGGTATTCTATTTGCCATTAAAAAGCGCTCCTATAAAAGTTTAATATTCATTCTACTGCCGGGATGAAAAGGAGGAACATCGTCAATAGATATGTTCTCTAAGCTTGTTCTTTTACCACTTATAGCCTGGCAAGCATCGCAGCCCTCTTCATGTGCCAATAGTTCCAACTCAGCAAGTCCAATAGCTTTTGCACCAAGAACAATACCAAAATTTCTAGCCTTTTTTCTTTCTGTATCCCAAAGAAATCTTGTTCTATACTCGATCGCGTCAAAGGCTAATTGAATTTGTTTCGATATCTCAGTTTGAGCTTCATCGAGTGTAACATCTTCAACCTTTTCGTCAATTCTTCGCTTAGATAGATCTATAGAATCCTTTGCAATTTTATGCAGTCTAAAATAAATGCGATCTGCAATTACAGACCTAGCGTAACTCAGCATACCGATATCGCTCATATTGCCGGTTACCGACTGAAATCCCTGGATAAAGTCAGACATACAGACCGACTTAAATTTGTCTATATTTGTATTTGCCCATGCTGTTGCCTGCGCATTTAGATAGTCGTAATCAATCTTTCTTGAGGTAGAGATTCCTAAAAGAGCACGGTTTTGTGAGTCGCTAGAAAGACTTAAAAAAGACTCGGTTACAAAATTGTCTGCAATGGAGTTTCTTACTCCACTTGTATTTCCCGTTCCTGCTTTTCTTTGAGCACTAGCTTTTTCTTTAGATTCTGTTTTGATTTTTTGTTCTTGAGCTTTCTGGGCAGTCTGTTGTTGTTTGGCAGTTACTCCAGATGAACGAGCTTGAGATGCTACTTGAGAGGCAACCGAATAAGGTTCATCAACAGCACGAATAAGGTTTAGAGGTTCTTCAAATAACTTCCAATAAGTATTGAACCATTCTGGATACTTCTTTGGATCTTGATCTTCTCCGTCTTCTGGAATCTTAATAGGTTTCATTCTGAGCCTGCTTCTAAATTCATCCCAGGTAAGACCATTAGATTTAAACATTTCGGCAGAATGTTGTTCTTGTTCAATGCGATTCTGGATATCTACTTCTGCGAACTCCAGATGAACCATATTCTCTTCTTCCAAAACGTCGTCACCAAACGTAGATTCTAAAAGAAGTTCAGAGATAACATATTGATCCCAAAGAGCTTCAAGGTCGTCTTGAATGGCCTTGACAGCATCTACAAGGGCTCTTGAGAGAGTGTTGGCCGTAGCCCTATTAGTTGTGTCTCCATCGCCCATATCAACCGAGGAGACGCCAAGACCAGCAAATGCTCTCTTTTTAAAATGAGTAAGGTATCCCTCGGCACGAAGGGCTCTTCCTTCTGATCCAATTGCCTTTACTTCATGTCTCTCAGGAGTAACAATGGCTCCCTCTGCTGGCATAATTCTAATCTGGTCGCGAACAGCGTCTACTTCTCTAACACCTTCTTCTGTGTAACCTGCTGGTGCTGACTCAGTACCAACGATATAGTGAAATAAAGGAAAGATGTGTTGATACAACAACATCTCAATATTTTCTTCTATCTGACGGAGAGCACGGATATCGTCCTTAACTGGAATTAAAGTTGGCACACCAAAAAGAAAACCTTCTCGTGTGTCTATAGCAAAATGGATTACGTCGTCTGGAGAGAAGTCTTTATATCTTCCGTTAGGTAACTTTTGGCGCCACTTCTTAATAACGCCAGTTTCTTTATTGATATCAACATGCATTGTTTCAGGCGCAGCAACAAAATAACCAGCAATTGGTTTTAACACCTTTCCTTCTGGAGTTGTGCGAATCTTACCACCAGAAGCATTGATATCCCTCTTCTTTATTAGAAATGCATTAGAAGTTCTAATCAGCGAACGTGCAATGCGTTTTAGCAAGAAAATAGTAGGAATTCCTGTAGCTTGAGAAATTTGTCTCATTCTAGCTTCGTAATATCTAACCGTGTCAGGATTTAACCCGCGAAGGCCAATACCTTCTTTAAACATAAGACCTTCTTTCTTTTTGAAAGACTGTCGAACGAATGAATCTGTATCTTCTATTTTGCCGATTTCTGACAAATCGTAGACAGGGGTAGTGAACTGGCCTCTACACGAAGCAAAATGTTGGTTGTATGTTAGTACATTAGGTGTAACTTTTCTAATGCCAGAGACTGGAAGGTCGGATTTGAAAACGGTATTTACGTCAATATCCGTAACACCACCTACTGTTTTAGTAGTTTTGCCAAATAAGTTTTTAAAAAAGCTTTTAATGCCCATTATTTACTCAACTCTTTGATCCACTGATTTGTTTGATCAACTTGACTGATTTGAAGCTGCATCTTACAAGGAAGCGCTACTCTAATTGGATTAACGAGATTATCTGCAACTTTCTTCAACTCTGGAAGTAACAAATCTTCACCTTCGAATTTAATCACATTTTCTGTTTCAGACAAGGACCCGATAGCATTATCAAAGTTGGGATCTTTTTCAGTTACTACAAGCTCTCCGTTGTCAACTCTAATAGAGTAGGCACTATTAGGGTTTAAGTATGTATTGAAAAAGTTATCTATATCGTTTAGTTCAGGTTCTCTTTCTGGATTACAAGCAGCATGACCCTGAGAAATTGCAATAATGATAGCTGTAACAAAAGATACCATTCTGATGATTTTTAAAATCTTTAACTTGGCTTGAATATAGGCGCTATCACCTACTCCAAATTCTCCTAACATTGCCTTTACTTGATCGATATAGAAATTTAGCTTTTCTTTAATCTTAAAAGTTGCTTCTTGTAACTGAGCAGATAATTGCTGCATTGCGTTGCTAAGATCTTTTGTTGCGTTCTCTATGGTTTTTTTACCTTCTTCTACTGAGCTAGTGTCTAGTTTTAATTCAGGAGCTTTTACTCCTAGTTTTTCCATCTGTTGGTTTATAGAGTCTATGATGCACTGTAGTGGATTGGTTACCAGGAGAGAGAATTGGTCTAGTAGAGATGTTATGGCCATTAAAATAGGTGCAAAAAGGGGCGCGATTATGGCCTGTAGCATTCCAATAAGACCATCTAAAGTTGGAACCTCTAACATAAATAAAGCCATAAGTGTTGCGATAATTCTTTGCAAATCTGGTACACACATAAAAGAAAGAAGATCTAACAGTTCGCATAAACTGCCAAAAGCATCAAAATTACTTAATAAATCAGTAATATCACTTACAAGCTTGAGAGAGCTTTTTACAAACCCTTCTAGTGCTCCAAGTAAATCTACATGAGGGTGTAACTCAAGGAATGCCTGAATACGAAAACCACAAGGGATACAGTCTTTTGCCCAGTCAACAAGAGCAGAACCAAAATCATTTCCACCAAGAGTTGTTGCCTGTTGGGTTCCCATGTCGAGAGATTGCTTGCCGTGATCTGTTTGAGCACTGACACCTTGTGATTCTGGAAGAGATGAAGCGAACTTTTGAGCTTGCTGCTGAGCTTGAGAAACACTCTGAGAAGGAGCTTGGAGATAACTGCCAACGTTTATGGCGGCATACTCAGCAAACTTCTTATTGTTTTGTACTGTTCTGCTAAGTGTGGCAAATACGGCAGACTCAGAAGGAGTTGAATGGGCCGCTCGTTCATAAGTAGATGCAATAAGCGCACAGTCTTGTGTCCTTGTGCCAAAATCTAATCTATCTGGATCAATGCCATTAAGGTCTAGACCAGTGAAGTCAAATTTAGGAGCTTTGGTTTGTATTCCAACTTCGACAGTCATTATTAAGCTCCATGTGGTGCCGAAGCAAGATGCACTGCAATTTGTGAGGATGTTTGGCTTTGAATCATTGGAAGCATAAGAGCAAACAGAGCAATAACGGCAGACTTCTGGAAAGATTCTGTATCTATTGGCTTAATAGAGTTAAGAGGGGATGAAATCTCCGGTCTATTTTCCCCATTCTGATTGTTAATTCCTCCAAAGTCAGTTCGTAGTGGATCAGCTTTTGCTTGTCTAATGTCTTCGGCGGTTGGTCCAAGAGGTGGAATGGTGGACTCATTTAGGCAGTTTAATGCTTGCTTATAGTCATCATAGCTTACTTGGGTTGGGTCTGCCTTGTCGGGAAACCTTCTTTTCATAGCGGCAATAGTAGCTGCATCATTTACTCGATCAAGCTTAGCAGTAAAACCACCTCCAGTCCTTACTCTATTGTCTATCTTCTCCTGGGTAGCATCAAATAGTTTACCTAAGGCTTCCAGGTTTGTTTTGAGAGAGGTAGCGCGATCTCTAAACGAATCGATTGTCTCGGGTTCTTCAGCAGCCTGAGTATCTTTTAGTTGATCTGGTTCAATATATTCAATAACTGGACGAAACTTAAAGATATCGTAATCGTCGTCAAATGCATTGGCAACATCTTCCGGAACCACAAAATTTGCCTTCTTTTTATCAGCCATTACACTAGAATCTCCGTAGCCAGTATTCTTAACACAATATCGGTAATATTTCTTACAGCTTGGTTTCTAGGAATTTTAACATAAACCCATACGGGAAGATAGGTATGAATGTCTGGTAGGGTTGTCGATCCAATATCAGGAAGAGTTAGAGTAGATCCAGGATCTATGGTATCCCATTCTTCTCCGGTCACAGGAACACTCTTTGAAGCGAGCTTCCATTCCCAGCCAGAAGTACTGCCGTCAACAAGATTTTCATTAAGACTGTCAATAGCTAAAATAGAAATATCTAGATAAGATTTTCTAATATCATCGTTTCTAACAAACACTTGTTGGGCTACAACGCCCCCTGTTCTTCCGTCAAAGGTAACCCTGAAAGGATTTTGAGAGGTAACTAGGGCTGTTGCCTTAGGCTTTAAGTAAACTCCTAAACTCATAGTATTCTCCTAGAACTTAGTTCGTTTTGGCATTTTTGATGTACGACCTAGTTTTATCTTTCCTTGCATATTTCCAGTAGGTTTTGGAGCATCATAACCAAATCCAGGCCAAGACCATACTCCGTTAGAAGAAGGTTTTCTATCGGTATTGGCCGCAGGTATTCGACTATCTACAGAGAGTTGTTCGAAAATAGATTTATCTTTTGAAAACTCAGATGTTCTATTACCTGGCCTATGTTCTCCTTCTTCCTTCTTGTTTAAATGAGAGTCTCCAAATGTACCTGCCATAGAAATATTTGCAACAAATTTAGGTTTAGAAAACATAGACTTTTCTAAAGTGTGAGCAACAAGAGCCAAATTTACAGCGTCTAGAAAGTGGTCTCCAACCTTCTCGTCAAGAACACCATAAACTGGCTGACCATACATACTGACCCTGTCAACGACATAGTTTTGTAACTGAGCGGTAAAGTCTAGATCTCCTCTTGGATATCTAATCTGTATTTGCTCAAACCTTCTAACTGAGTTTTCTACCAAGAAAGACTTGCTATGTTTTTTGACCTTTTGTTTGGTAAACGGATCTGTGATTTCAATACTAGTGCTAAACGAGTATCCTTTAACAATGTCTTTTAGTCTAGAGTCAGGACTAGAAGGTCCATGCAAAAGGGTTTGATCAAAACCAAACTTACGTAGAACTTCAATTTGGGTTGTTCCAAATCCTTGGTCCACATATATAAACTCAGGAAGCCATTTTCTATTAAGCTGAGAGATTCTTTGACAGGCAGCAAGCTGCGTCCACTCTCCTCTCCTTACAACGTCCTTCTCAACCAAATAGAACAATCCATCATCGGGATTAAATCCCATTACAGCAATAGTTGTTCCTATTTTGTGATCGTTCCAATCTACTCCAATTGTATACGCCCACTCCTTGGTTGGCTTCAGGTCTCCATAGTTAAATTCTGCCTGACACTGTTCAATGTATTTATTCTGATAAACACCCTCTTCCTGTTCACCAAACTCCGCTTTGATTTCGTGCTTGTATCCAGCCTCCGTCAATTCAGATTTAAAATAATCGTCAAGATCTTGAGTCCAGTTAGGGTTAACGAAAGAAGGATAAAAGAACTCTCTGTATTGTTTGTTCATACAAGTTTCATAGAATTTTGCACGAGCACCAGTAGGGGTTGAAGACATCCACACAGTTGCTTCTGGAAAGTTGGCAATTGTGGCGATAGCGGCATTGATGTCACCAGGGCTATTGTGGGTTAAAGTCCCACTGGCAACAAAATTGTTTGTTTTAGGTACTCGTAAATCATAAACTTCTTTAAAACGATTTTTCATAGGATGAATAATATTAATCCTAGAAGCATAACAACAAATTCGTTGTTGAATTTGATTTATAAAATCCTCTTCACCAATTTGTTCTAATCCTATCAGTAGTTTTTCGATACTATTAAGAGTTGGATTAACTTTTCTATGTAAACTATCAAAAATAATTTGCTTACCTGTAAATTTCTTAGAAATAGATTTCTTAATAGATTGAAAAATATCTTTAAAATATCCAGCATGATATCTCAAATTAGAGTATTTATTTGGATTAGATACCCTATTAGTTATAGCAATTTCTAATTTTGCAGACTTAGCAGAACTACCAAAACCAATATAATTATTAAAAAGTTTAATAAAACGGTCTTCGGCAATAGATAATTGATATACGGGATTTTTACCAAACCCAGAAGGTTTATGTTTAGATAATGATGATAAGATCCCCAGTTTTTGCAGTAACAGTCTTATTATACGAATTACAGTAAAGTCTTCCTGAGAAACTACGACAGAATTTCTTGTAAGATTAACCGAACCTTCTGCATCATAAAATCCCGATAAAAATGCTCCTAACCCTTCGATGTCCAATGTGCTAATTTCTTTTGTTATTTTTTTGCTAGTCAGAAATCCTGGAAACCATTTTTCAATATAATCGACAAAAGTTTTTGAACTTAGACGTAATCTATATCCCTTACCGGATGAGTATTTGGAAATCTTACCTTTATTAGTAAAGCCCAATTGAACCGCCAAATCTCTATAGAAAACAAGGTTGGAAATATCTTTATCAGTAAATTCTATAGTTGTTCTATCTAAATATCCATCACCTAAGAAATAACCCATTATTTGACATAATCTAGGATCAACAGATCTATGCCCTAAAATACCTTGGCGTGGATGGATAAAAAAATCACCAATTTGCAAATCTTCAGCAGCTTTTTCTGTAACTCCATTATCAGTAAGTACAATATGCTTATGGTCTTTTGTAGTCTCTAAATATCCATATGAAGATTTTATAGCATACAGATTGGTCTCTTCTCTTCTTGACTTCCAGATGGCAGGAGCGATATTAGAATGTAAAGATTCGTCTAGACAATGTATATTATAGTCTTTAGGAATATCATCAGAAATAAAAGAAATTGTTCCATCAGAACCTTCTATTAAGGTATCTGGAGAAACACATAGATAGTCGGCTTCGTCAAACACAAGCATGTTTGCTGGCTGACCACGAGCAGCGCCCGCTTCCTGTCCCGATCTTGTACCAGCTGTAAAGCCGATAATATTCGAACCGTTAAAAAGTTCCATTTTGTAACTTGGAGACTTTACATATCTAGAGCGAGACATGAAAAGAATATCATTACTTTTAATAAGGTCATCGATGCGACCAAAGATCATTTCAATCTGAGACTGATATGGAGTAATAACAACAACCTTAAATTGTTTATGTGTCCATATTGCATAAAGGATAGAGATACATAGAACTTCTGTTTTTCCAGCCTGGCGCCCGACACGAAAGACCTTTCTTCTTGAGCTGCAGTTGTGAACAATCAAACCGTTAGCAACAAAGTTGTGTCTTGTATCAACCTCTATATCCCAAACGTTATCTTTTCCAAGATATTCTATATTTGTAATTTTTGTTCGGGAGAGAGTATTGCATTTTCCATGGCGTCTAAAGCTAGCTCTCTTTGATATTTCTTTTTTTGCAATCTCGCTTTGAGTTTCTTTTCCAAAAATAAGACCAACTTCAAGAAAAAATCTTTCTACATCAGAAGACCTTCTGATGCTTAAACGATATCCTTTTCCTTCCTTTTTATCTTTGTAAATATGAGAAGCGTATATTCCAATTTTTTTAAGTAAATATCTAAACTTATTAAGAAAATCAGTATTTCCACTTGCTAAACTAAGGTTTGAAATACGAAAACTATCATTGGAAGGACTGTTATATACGCATCCGTCTCCTGCCCACGCCCTGTTTATAAAAACCCCAAGCGCTTTCTTATTGAACTTGAAAGCGTAGTTAAGTATAGATATTTCTCGATTCTCTGGTCCAGTGCAGCCGATCTCTGCAAGAAAAGACAGTAGCTCTCTACTCTCCTTGAAATAGCTTACGCTCCAACTCTCTTTGTGAGAGCATGATTTGTTTTTATATTTAGGGTGGTATTTGATCTCTGCATTTATATTAAATAGTTCAAGAACTAATTTCTGAAATTCTTCTACGTATTTTCTTCTGGTATTTCTGAATTGTACAACGTGTTTTTTCCCAACAATGCCAGAGTTTTTAACACAACCATCGGTTACTAAATATCCCATAAGCTTAGCTAGGGAAACATTGTCTATTTCACCAAAAACACCAAACTCGTTTAGTGTATAAATCTTGTCTCCAATAGAAAGACCTTCTTTTAATGACTTGTAAACTCTTTTAAAGGATTTCTTACCAACAAGGTTGTTTTTCTTTCCTTCGTGAAACCAGGATAGGATAGGGTGGTTGTCGGTAACGATCAAGGAGTCCCCATTTTCTAGGGAAACCTTAAAGACATCCCTTTCTCCATTGTTCCACTTATTGAGAACTTTGTAAGATCTTTGTGTTTTCTTTCTGCCTTCGTTATAGGTAACTACTATGTCTCCTGGCTCTATTTCTTTTATTTTTTTTAGGGTACCATTGCCAAGAAAAACTTCGGTATCTCCATGTAGACAGCGAAGCATTTCTGCTTGATATGGGCGATGATATATAGACTTACCAGCCTTAGCTCTTTCTTCGTCATATTTAGCGGAGTTAGGAGGAATAGTGCCGTCTGCTGTTTTACGTTTCCAGACTTCTCCATCTGGATCTAGACAGTGCCAGTCTAAAAAAGTGGCGGCCCATGTAACTGGATCCACTGAAGCGATTGACATGTTTGGGTCTTCGTCTAGCGTAGCAAGAATTTCGTCGGGAACATACTTAATAGGGATTCCGTTACATTTAACTGCAAACTTATCGCCCTTTCTAAGTCTATGTTTTTCAATATATCTTGAAACACAATTAGTGCAGGCATTTTGACATTCTTTAAGATTGAGTGACATCGCCTATCCTTAGTCTATCGTCCTTTGTTATCGATGGTTCCACAGTGTGCCTGCTTTACCCCTGAGTGCATTGAAGCCATTGACGGCTTTATTGGCATCCATTTTTACCCCCCGTCCCACCGCCGAAGCTCCTGATCCAAGCGTGCCGAGGACGCCCCTGTTTGATCTAATAGCAGATCTCATAGCTCCTACTCCCATAGCGCCATATCTTCCCGCTCCAGCGCCAAGCAAACCTGCTCCTATTGTGCCGAAGAAAGAAGGGTCATCGCGAAGAGCTATGTTTGCAGCCATACTGCCATAGAGACCAGCGCGACCATATGAACCAGCCATGCCTTTTCTCTGAGCAGCAAAACCAAGAGCGCCAGCGGCCAAGGTTCCCCAAAAAGAAGTGTCTCTGTCCATGGCTATATTTGTACCCATGGCTCCTAATGCACCATAACCTCCACGCATACCTAAGCTATGAGCTGTTGATAAAAAACCCATCTAATTCACCTCTATCCAAAGTAAGGTCTATAGGCAAGTGCAGCCTCATTTCCAATAGCAGATCTTCCATTAATTCTAGAGTTCTGCATTGCTGTCACACTTCTTTGCCTCATTGTAGCAGCAGTTCCAAAAGGATCAACAACAGGTCTAGTCATTTCTACTCCTGCGTGTTTTTTCATATGGTCCCGTACCCAGGGGCGAGCCATAAATTCAAAAGGATTGGCGCCGCCTGATGCGAAATTAGCTGCCGAATAAGCTGCACCCGCTATTGCTAAAACACCTAACCCTGTTCCAGAGAGCACTCCACCAGATAATTGAGTAATACCTTTTACTGCTGCACCAAACGCATAGTTATGCACCATAAACTCTGCAGCACCACCAATCGCGCCACTTATTCCACCTTTTTGATATCCTTCATATGCGCTATATCCAATAAACGCTTTTCCAAGATAACCTGCAGACATGTCTCTCATCCACTTCATGCCGTTAGCGTGGATACTAGATTGACCATAAGTCTTAAACGCATCTAGTGTTCTACTAGCTCTTGGATAGCTTTCTCTTATGTGAGAAAGCATTTCTCTACCAGAGGCTTTAATGTTAGCCATATGTGGATTTATAAAGCTTCGTATTCTTCCAGGAGGTGGAGGTGGCGCAGGAGGATATGACGCCCCAAAAGCCTTCTGCCTTGGGTACATTCCTCTTTTTAAATTCCATTCATATTCTTCAAATCTACTCATTGGTTAGTGTCTCCCCTGATGCATACCCTGAACTAATCCAAATGTGCTAGCATTAAACATTTCACGAGCTTGTTGTCTATTGTTTGTAGAATTGCCAATGTCGAATCCAGCAGAGGAAACTCCTGACGCCATTAGAGCGTTTGAAGGGTCAAAATCCCTAGCAGAATTGCCAGACGTAGCGATTCCGTACATTGCTGCTGCAGTGGCAACTCCACCGAGAGCAAGGGTTGGGTTTCTGAGCGCCGCTTCCCCAACGCTTCTTGCTGCGCCACCAAAAATAGACAGAGTATCTAAGCCAAACTTACCTAAACCTTTTCCGACATTTAACCCAGCTTTTCCAGCGCTAGCAGCCTTGCGAGTTAGATTCCCTGCCATGCCTCTGCTTTTTACCATATAATTTGTAATATCTTTCGCTTGACTTTTACTTATAATGCCCTCAGTAAGATGCGGAGCTAATATTGTATTGGATTCATTTATAATAGTTTGTTTGCTTGGTATTCCTTTAAGCCCCCACAATCTTCTAAATGTTAGGGCTCCTAAGCCTGCACCAATACCCGCACCAGCTATAGCTCTTGTAAGCCCAGTGCCCGGAGCAGCATCGTCTGGAGTTGAAAAGCCACCATAGGCAGCACCAATACCTGCACCTAAAACAGCGCGACCTCCACCTGTTCCAAATAGGCTACCAACACCACTTTTCATACCGCCAGCTATATCGAACAAAGGTTTTTGGAATACGCTCATGGTTTTGCACTCCTATTTCAGACTACGGCCACTAGTATAACTTGTATGATTTTTTCCGCCACCAATTGCAGCTTGTGACAACTGGGCTTGAGCTTGCTGCAATCTTTGTGCAGCTAGAACCTGTGTTCCAGGCTTTAGTGCTTGAGGAGGTATGGGCGGCGGACCTGGTCGAGGAACCGGCGCAAAATCAGTAATTAGTGTTTGAAGTTTTTTATTTGCATTTGGACTCCAAGCCTCTAGACCAGCAGAGAAAGGTTGGATCTCTCCTTTTATAGCACCACGAACTCCAGCAAATACTTTTTCAACTCCAGAATTTCCAAGACTTTTAACAAAGCCTCCTTCTCCAATTAAAACTTGTGCAGCGTTATGTTGGCCAACTGTAGTTCTGGCAAGAGTAGCAAATCTGTTTGAAACCTGTCTTTCAAGAACTTCATGGAATAAAACAGTATTTAGAAAATCATCAGTTCCGACAGAGGATAGATCTTTTATCCCAGCTTTAGTTCCAAATTCCTGGAAAGACTTTTGTAAACGCGCAGGATCCATTAAGATATATTTTTCTCCACTGTCGTGAACAACCATTCCAGCTCCACCACCTAGTCCAGGTTGTTGTCTTAATGCGTCTTCAAAAAACGCTTTCTTTGCGGGAGTGTTCGCAACAATGACATTCTTTTCTCCTAGCGCCTCTATAAACTGTTCAAGATTTTTTCCCTTAGCGAGTCTTGCGGCTTCTATAGGGTTAGTTAGTTTACTTGCAAGAGGGGCTGGATTTTTAGCCATGAACCTGCTAATTCTTCTGGAAATTCCACCAAACCATCCTTTCCAAGGAGAACCAAAGTCTCCATAAAGCCTTCTCTCTAGAGAGGCTATTCCTCCATGACTAAAACCATTAAACGGGTTTAGTCCCATATTTGAAGATGGTCTTGCTATAGATAAACCGGCTGCCATGTCCATATCATAAAGAGATGTTTTATCTTCTACAGAAGAGTTCATGGCTGCTCTTTTCCGAATAGCATCGGGAGATGCAGCACCAGTGAGAGGACCGCTTAGATGTTGAGATCTTGAAACGATAGGAGCACTTGAGTTTGCAAAGGATGACAGTTCTTTTAGGGTGTTTTGAAGCTTTTCAAACCCTATCTCCATCCTGAGTTCGTGGTCTATATTCATGCCCCAACTTTCCAAGTTCTTAGTCTTCGAAGTTGCAACTCCCCAATCTATCCAAGAAACACGATTACTGGCAGCATCGTACATTATGTTGTCTGCCTTAATGTCGAAGTTTGCCAATCCTCTTGATTTTGTTTCCTCTATTGCTTGTCTCACTCTTGGCAGGATGTCTTTTGGAACATTAGAGACCCCAAGATCGTGTAGTGCTTTTCCTGGCATTAGTTCCATAAAGAGCTGATTACTTTCAGCTAGGTATGGGGATGGGGCAAAGGACGTGTCTGCAAGCATACTCATAGCTGAAGCTTCGTTTTTGAGGTTTGTGTTGTGCTTAATAAAATCAAGAGGCAACCTGCCCTCTCTATTTGTTTGAGCCCATCTAGCTAGATGTTCCTCTCCTTCATGAATACTTTTTCTAATGTAAGAGAACTCGCGTCCCATATAGCTTGTTTTCATCAGGTGAGTAACGCCAAATTGTCCAGAACCAAGTTCTTTTACAACAGCACCGCCGCGAATTGCAGCGGCAAACGCCTTGTCTTTTAGAACAGATCCATAGCTTTGGCCTAGATCTTGTGCAATACCTCTTACGACATCATAACCGCTACCAAAGGGTGTATTCTTCTTACGTTCTTTTTCTGCCATACCTCCATGACGTAATCCTTCTATGGTGTTATATGCGTCATCTCTACCAGAAAAGGAATAAGAGAGAGCAGAGAATGGAAGGGATAGAAGAGCGCCAGCGCCAGCGCCCATTCCAATATCCTTTATATTGCCAAGGAAGAAATCCCTCATCGGAACGCTTTGTATGTTTCCGTGTTTTATAACCAGGTCGAGCATAGCAGGAGAGCCGGTTTGAGACTCAAAAGCCATTCCGAGCGCCTTTCCTAATCTTCCTGGTACCTTTCCTTCGATTCTTTGTCTCATATCTCTAAGTGCTGCGCCCATTGAGCCACCAGCAACGTAAGCTTTTACATCGACATTAAGACCCTTGCTCTTTAAAATCTCGGCTTGAACTTCAAGAATATCTTCTACTCCAATTTCAGGAATATTTTTTGGATTGAATTTTTTCATTAACCTTGGATCAAGGAATTTTCTGTTCAGAAAAGATCCCCGCATAAACGATGATGCAAGCATAGATGCTGATGCTGAAGTTTTAATACCTTCAATGGATCCGTTCCAGACCGTCTGGAAGAAGCTCTGAGGCTGTTCATATTTGAGCGCTTCAGTACCAGCCCAAATGCCTACGGCAGCAGCTGCGCCACCTAGGGCGCCTTTCCAGCCAAATCTATCGTAGCCTGTGAGACCAGCAGCCCCAATAAGAAATGCTGTATTTATACCAGACAAAACCCCGCCGATAGTTATGTCATTATCTTTCTGTCCTTGATATCCGGATCCAAACTTATACTTCTTTCTTAGTGTCCCAGCCATACCTCCGTGCAATAGACCTTCTATAGTGTTATATGCATCATCAAACCCAGAGAATCTGTTCCCTAGGGAAAAACGATTGTAACTTCTGTTTACTTCAAGAAAAAGTTTATTAAATTCTGGGGTTTGAAACAGCTCTGATAAAATTGGAATATGTCTATATTGATCAAGAGCTTCTTTTAATGGATATTTTTCACTTCTGTAAGCAAGAGCCTCT